GATGTCCTTAAAGCTGCCGCTGCTGCCGTTACGGCAACTACCAAGGCTACAGGCACCAGCATTGATGGTGAGATGCCGGGTATAGGCAACACTGCCTATACTTCTCTCGATAAGTCGGCTAAGGAGATTCAGAAAAGCACCGCTGGTCTGACCTATGAGCAAGCTTTCACCAAGGCGTGTGAAGCTGATCCCGCCGCCTATGCAAAGTACTGCAGAGGGGAGGAATAATAAATGGCTGCTTTTGAGTCCATTACTACCAGGAAGTCCTGGTACGCTGGTGAAGCGCTGTCTGCCTATACTGGTGTTCAGTATGGCACTGATGGTAGATTTGCAAAAGCGGATGGTACCAGACCGTTTGCTGGCATCGTGCAGTATGGCTGTGATGCTGCCGGTGAGATGGTTACTGTCGTCGATGGCATGTTCCCGACTACGGCTTCTGGAGCCGTTACTGCCGGTGCACTGATTACCGTCGATGCTACCGTTCCCGGTAAGTTTAAGGTTGCCGTTGAGGGCACAACCGTATACGGCGTTGCAATGACAGCTGCTGCAGCGGGCGAAACATTTACTCTGGCTATGCTGCCTGTTACGTTCGCCATTGCTACCGCCCCTGCGGGCTAATGCAGACTTTGTGAAAGGAGATAAATGATATGCCTGAAATGAGCAACCTCGGTCATATTGACCGGGCACTTACAAATATATCGGTAGGCTGGATGCAGGGGGCTGAGGCCTTCATCGCCGACAAGGTATTCCCTATTGTGCCGGTGGTTAAGCAGTCCGATGTGTACTTCATCTACAGCAAGGCCGATTTCTTCAGAAATGAGGCGACTGAGCGCGGACGTGCTGCTGAGTCTGCCGGTGGCCAGTGGAGTTTGAAGGAAGCTGAGCCGTATCATTGCCGGAAGTACGCCTTCCACTATGACATCACTCAGGAGGAGAAGACCAACTATGATCAGCCGATCAATGTTGATCGTGATACCACCGAGTGGCTGACTCAGAAGATGTTCCTGAAGCGCGAAGTTGACTTTACAACCAAGTTCTTCCACACTGGCGTCTGGGGTCGTGATGTCACGGCCGATGGCACCACCATCAAGAAGTGGACTGATCCTGTCGCCGATCCTGTTAAGCAGGTTAACGACGAAATGCTGCGGTTTGCCGAGAACACTGGCTACAAGCCCAACTTTGCCATCATGTCTCCTGACGTGCTGTATGCACTGAAGAACCGTGATGACATCATGGATCGCATCAAGTATACCCAGAAGGGCATCATCACGCTGGATCTGATCGCCGGCTTGTTTGAGCTCGAAAAGGTCTTCGTACCCTGGGCTATCTACAATGCTGGTCCTACTACACCCGGCTACGATGAGGCTAAGACTGCTATGCACTTCCTGTATAAGGGTAGCATGCTGCTTGGCTATCGTGCCTCTCGTGCGTCCCTGAAAACACCGACTGCTGGCTATATCTTCTCTTGGAATGGTCTTGAGGGTGCCTCTTCTTATGGCTCCCGCATGATCCGCATCAAGATGGATCAGCTTGGTCTTGGTACTGAGCGCCTTGAGATGGAGATGGCCTACGATCAGAAGCTGATCTGCAGGGACATGGGTACTTTCTTCACCAGTTTGGTGTAAGGAGGTATTCTTATGGAGTACCTGGTACTTACTCAGTTTACGTCATTTGGCGTAATGCTGAAAAAAGGCACTGTGGTAGATGAGTCGCAGATCAGATACACACGTCTTCGCCTGTCTGAAGGCAAGATTATTCCTGCGGTCTCCTCCTTTAACGTTTCAGCGGAGTCTGCCCTCAGTGGGCAGGCTTCGTTGGACGGTTTAGGCAGTGAAGATAAAGACCCTCAGTCTGATAAGGAACCTGATAAGGAACCTGATAAGGAACCTGAACAGACATCAAAGCCTGAAAAGCCACTTACCTTAAAGCTGAAGCTGTAGGAGGTGTAGCATGGCGTTTACGTATTCAGGTGATCCCGCCAGCAGTGAGCTAGACCATCTACGATTTGTGATAGGTGACACAGACGAGAATACTGCAATTCTTACCGATGCCGAAATTAACTATATCATAGCTAATAAGACTTCTGATAATGATGCAATTGCTCAAGCCTTTAGGGCGGCGGCTACAATTCTCGGTTCGAAGTTGGTTAAGCGTACACTGGGTCCTCAAACTGAGGACGCTACAAAGCGCCATGAATACTATCTCTCTCAGGCAGCTCATTATGAAACGCTAGGGAGGTATGCAGGAACACCACCTACTACCTCCTATCAGGCTGATCTAGTCTTCGAAAAAGACATGATGGCGAATGAATCCTAATGTTTAGCTCATTACTGAGTTGGTGCAGGATGCCCTTCAGTATCAAAAGGTCACTTGGGCGCACAACTGGTGGCGATACTAAGTATAGCGAGCCAGAGGAGCACAAGTGCTACAGAGTAGATAAAGCAGAGGCAATTACAGACAAGTACGGCAAGCAATACACCTCAGGTACTCAGCTGTACGTTCCACCTGATGTTGCAATTGCACTTGATACTCTAGTAGTTTTACCGGATGATGCAAAGCCACGCGAGATTCACGATTTACGTGGATACTTTGATGGTAACACGGGCACTAAAAGCATCACCACCATATATCTGTAGAACATGGGTAATTCCTATAGTGTTAAGGAGCTAGATCAAAGTCTGAAGCAAGCAAAGATAGCTGCAGAGAGAGCGGCGAATAAGGCGCTTAAAGCAACCCTTAAGTATCAACGTGCTTCCCACATGTCTTTTGACGAGGCTGAAGAAATGCCTTATGTGGCAGGCACACAGGGCAGCATTGTGATTTCTACAAAGAATGAAGATGTCGCCCAACTTGCAGATGCTCTGACAAGTATGGGTAGATCAGCACTTTATGAGTTAAAAGCGAACTTTGAGAATGACATGAAGGAGGCACTAAAGTGACAAACCTACTTGATGAGTTGGTGACTTACTTGGCTTCACATGTTAGTCTAGAACCTGGTGTTTCTGCTTGCTACAATGAAATGCTTGATGAGACTACACAATGTCTCTTGCTGCAAGATATTCCAACAATGACTGCTGTAGACTCACAGATTGACGCTGAAGTGCATCGTATACGCGTAACGGTGCGTGATGCTAGTAATGCTGCAGCCTACTTACTGGCTGGTAAATGCTACCGATGGCTATTAACTGATGATCTGGGTTATGATACAGATCATACAGTAGATACCTCTGGTTTCATAACGATGCTAAGTGGCACAACCATTAGCTGCCAGCTACTTGGAAACCCTGTATGGGACAAAGCAGATCAGCAGGGTAGAAAATACTACTGCTTTTATGCTGAGGTAATATCACCACGAATGTCCGTATAATTATAAGGAGGTAAAAAGTATGTCCAAAGGTATTATGATTGGTCTTAAGGACCTGCACTATGCCAAGCTGCTGACTGATGAAGTCGGCGGCGCTGCCACCTATGATACCCCGGTTAAGTTGGCTGGTGCCATTTCTGCAAACTTCTCTCCCAATGCTTCCAATGACACACTGTTCGCCGATGATGGTCCCTATGAGACCGCTTCCACGCTGGGTGCCATGACGCTGGAAATCAACGTCGCTGATATCCCTCCCGTTCATCGGGCTGCCCTGCTGGGTGCCAGCTATGTGAACGGTATCCTGACCCACACTTCTGATGATGTGCCCCCGTACGTTGCTATGGGTATGGCCGTCATGAAGTCCAATGGTGCCAAGCGGTACATCTGGTATCTGAAGGGCAAGTTCACTGCTCCCGACGATAACAACCAGACGAAAGCAGACAGCATTAACTGGAACACCCCGACCATGACTGGCAACTTCCTGAAGCGCGACAGTGATGCTCAGTGGCGTGTTGCAGCTGATTCTGATGATGTCAATGTCAGTCAGGCTGTCATTACCGGCTGGTTCACTTCTCCGAATGTTGCGGCCCTGGCACCCTCAACCACCAAGGCTTTGACTGTTACTATCACTGGTACAGGCAATATCCTGGTGAACGATGTTCTGTACACTGCAGCTCGTCAGATTGCTCCGGGTGAGGTTGTCACCCTTGAGTTCAGCGTTGCACCTACGGTATTCACCGTTGGCGGCACCGATAAGCTGGCTGAGATCGTCAACAAAACCTTCGCGTTTGCTATGCCTGCGGCTGACACGGCTGTCGCGGTTACCTTCGCGTAAGGCGCTGTAAGTCAAGGTTTATTTCTTAAAGGAGGAGATCGACCATGAATGAAAGTGCGGCTATCTTTAAGCCGGATGATGTGGTAGTTACCCTGGAGGGACAGGACTACCGACTGGTGTATGATCTTAATAGCTTTTGTGAGCTTGAAAAGATCTATGACAGCATTGATTCAATGTTATCGCAGCTGCTTGGTGCAAAGAAGCCTACCCTGGAGAATCTTACCTATCTCGCAAAGCCTGTGAATCCTGAGGATATTAAGGTTGGTGAGGAGACCCTGGTTGACTATGTAGCCAAGCCGACAAAGAGTCGGGAGATTAAGTATTCTGATACTCTTAACCTGTTCTGGGCTGGTTGCCTGCACGATGCAGCAATCTTCAACGGGTTTAATGAGATCACTGGCTACAAGATCTCTAAGGCAAAGCTTGGCTCGCTCATTACGTTCAGTAATATGCGCGAGATCAATGTTAAAATTGTAGCTGCAATACTTCGCGATTTGATTCCAAAAAACGTGGAAGCGCCGGATGGCACTCAGGACAGCGCGGTTCTGCATCAATAACCGGATGGGATTGGCCGCTCTTGTATTACACAGGAACGGTCATTCTCCAAATGTCACCAACAATGTTTTGGAGAACCACACCGGCGCTGTTAAGTTCAGTATCCAACGTACATGCTGATTTACACAACCCAGACAGACCAAAGGTTGCAAACACAATCGAGGAAGCTGGCATTGACATATAAGGAGGGTAATTAAATGGCCGATACATTTTCTACGGCTAAACTAGGTCTTGGTGTAGACACCAAAGACTTTAGCAAGCAAATAGATAGCGTCAGTGATACCACTGAACGCGCCCTCGAAAATATGAAAAACAGTGCCGATGCTTTCTCTGCAAAGTGGTCAGATCTTACCGCTGGAATCAAGGATACCAAGAGAATCATCTCTGGTATCCTTGTATCCCAGGGGTTCTATACTATTTCTCAGGGCTTAGCTGATGCAGCTACCGCAGCCCTTGACTTCTCCAAAAATATGGAGACCGCACAGGTTTCATTGGAATACTTTGTACAGGGTGCAGACAAGGCACAGAAGGCCGCTGCCTATCTGCGTACGATGAATACCTTTGCTGCTAAAACGCCGTTTACGACAGAGCAGACACTTGCTTTGTCTAAATATATGCAGGCCGTTGGTGTATCTATGAACACCACAAAATCTTTCCTGCAAGTCATAACTGATACAGCGTCTGCAACAGGTGCTACTGAAGAGAACCTACAACGCATAGTCTTTGGTCTTGGTCAAATGATGACTAAGGGCAGGTTGGCAAACGAAGAAATTAGACAGTTAGCAAACGCTAACATTCCTATATATCAGATTCTGCAAGAAGAGCTCGGTCTCACCGGTACACAGATTTCAAATATTGGTAAGTATTGGGTAAGTTCTGATAAAGCTGTTGTAGCTATTCTAAACGGTTTACAAAAACGTTACGCTGGTGCAGCTGATAAAATCTCGGATACTGTAACCGGCATGACTGATACCATCATTGATGATGCAAAAATTATCATGCAGACAGCTACTGGCGGTGCCTTTGATACACTTGCGGATAAAATGACTAACCTGCGAGATACAATGGACGCGTACAGAGAGACCGTTACTGCCAAGGGTTCTGCTGGTCTATTTGATCAGATACTGCGTGATATGGATGCCTCGGGTGAAATAGGCACCTATATGCTTGCCTTAGTAGGCAATACACGTCAGCTAGGCGAAGCCTTAAAAGAAACCTATATTGATGGCAAACCATTGGTAGATCTACTCGGCAAGTCACTCTATGCATCTATTTCTACAATGGAAATAACCATGACAGCGATGACAGAAGTAGCTGATGGGTTAATCAATGGTCTTAATAAGTTAGGCATAACCACTGGTACAACTGCTGAGGTTTTGGCATCATTATTTGTTGCATATAAGGCAGCTAAGTGGATGGCATTTCTTGGACAGGGTGCTACAGCTGCAGCCTATTCAATGTATCAGACTGTTTCTGCAGCTTCTGCTATCCTCCCTGCAACTGTACAGGCTTCTGCGGGTACTAAGTTGCTTGCCACAAGTCTGGCTGGCTTGGTAACCTATGGTTTAGCTGCATTTGGCATATTTAAAATGTTGAACTCTTCCATGGCTGGTCTAAGCACAACTACTTCTGGCAATAATCTCTTTCCTGATGACTACTCAGAAGCCATGGATAACTATAATGCTCAAATGGCTGACTATAATGAGCAAATTGCTAAGTATCAGGAATCCTATGAGACGCCGTATACTGCAATAAGTGATGGTAGTGATGCTGCAGTAGATGGACTTAATAAGGTTGCTTCTACAAGCAAGAAGACTGCCAAGGCAGTAAAAAATGACTGGACAGCCTCATTTGATGAAGTATTTTCGATACCTGACCAGAACGCCTCTGGTGCTGCCGGTACTGCAGCAAAACTTCCTGACTTTGGTGCAAGCCTTATTCCACCCAAGTTTGCTTTCCCTGATGTATCTGCAAAGCTTGAGAAGCCTGAATTTCCGTGGTCTGATGTCTTTGATAAGAGTCCACTTAACAGCGACGTTCTCAGTGGTGATTGGTGGAAATCACTACTGCCTTTTGTCATTGCGGGTGGTGCAGTACAACTAGGTAAGATTTTTGCAGATGGCAACAAGGCAGTAGAAGGTACTATAAATGATGCTGCTAATAAAGTATCTGATACTATCCTTGCTGATCGTGAAGCACAGAAAGCAGCCTTTAAGTCAATCACTAATAATTATGACGATCTTGAGGGCATGCTTACCAAGACACTTAATGAGCTACGCAATCCTAGGTTACCTAGCGAGTCTAGAGAACTGCTTGAGCGTAATCTCACTAAACTTGTAACCGCTGGTCAAAAGACTGTTGAGCAGCTAGGTGACGTACAAGATGCTCTGTTATTAACAGGCAGTGCACGACGTACTACTACCGTCTTTGACATTGCTAAGCAGCAGGATTCACTTAACAAGCTCAATAGGGGTATTACTCATATTGAAGAACTTACTGCTAAACTTGCAGATAATGCTTTTGCACAGTCTGCTGCAGGTAAGGCAACACTCACTGAACTCAAGGAGCTTAAAGCAGCTACTAAGGATCAGTATATTAAGTATGCAGGTAGCTATGGTTCTGATGATGTTGTAGAAGAACTAGCTAAGAGCATTGGACTGAGCATGCCTAGCATTGGTAATAGCCTAGCTGTTGTTAAGAACAACATCACTGAACTTGTAGGTATTGCTGAGAACGGTTTTGAAGATGTAAACAAGGCTCAGGCATTGCTAAAGAGTACGCGTGGTACACTTACTTCAATTGCTAGTGATACTGCAGCTCTTGGAATAAACCTTAAAGGTCTTGATTCACTCAAGGCCCAGTTAACTATACTCGGAAATGGTATTGCTGCTGCAAATAAAACCACCGTTAGTAAGGAACTACTCGGTGCGGTTAGGCGCATACTGAGTAACAGTGATGCACTATCTGAGATTGGTATTCTTGATAGCAATGCAAAAAAGTATCTTGATGAAATCTCTGTTAAGTATGCCCAGGATACCTTGGAGAATAAAAAGATTGCAGATGCAATATCTGGTGTAGCAGTTTCTTTTGATGACCTGCGTGCTGAGACACTTGGAATACGTCAACTACAGTTGAATGCAAACAAAACGTTTACAAAAACTATAGATAGTGTTGTCAATAGACAGCTACCTAGCATTTTAGCAGAACTTAGAACAATTGATAAGTATGGTGTTGGTATTCTACGTCAAACAGTGGAAGGACGTAATCTGCTGCGTATTGTCGACAAGAATATTGATATTGTAATAAAAAGTCTTGATACTAACACACAGTTGCTTAAGCAGCCTTTGGAAGATATTAAAGTAATCTCTAGTAAGCTGCTTAACTCTAATACAGTAGTTGAAAAGCTGTTTAACACGAGCTATTCTAATCTTTCTAAAGCAATAGTAGCTGCCGGTAATGCAGCTAAAGCAGACACGACTACTGTAAACGCTGCCATTGATCGACTTGCTTACCTTGTAAAAGAAACCAATGTGTCTACAAATAATATTGAGGCTTCAATAAAGCAGCTAGGCGTATCAGCTACTACTAGAGCTATAGCGCCTACTACTGATCCGTTTGTCTCACAGTCTGATGCCGTATTTACTGAACTTCTCCGTAGTTCAAAGAGTGCTGAGCAGTTTGAAAGTAAACTAAATGATGCTCTTGATGGCATCGTTAGACAGCTTGCTAAGCAGTCCGGTGTTAATTATCTGGATCTCACCGATAAGTATGCTAAGCAGATAGATGAGATGCTCAATGGTGCAGCCGAGGCTTTCAGATATAATGCAAGTGATAACCTGGGTGGTCTACGCATAACAAAAAGTGACTTTGAACAAGCTGTTGCAACAATTGGTAATGATCTTGCTGCCCTTCCCACTGAACAGGCGGATGCAATTGGTAAGGGTGTTCGTTCTGATGCCTATGGTCTGTTGGATAAGCTAGAAGCATCTAATTCTGATGAATGGAAAAATTTTGTTTCTACGCTTAGGGCAGGTGGCGTCTTTGACATTAACAAGGCATTAACAACAGGCGGTGACTTTGGCGCCGCTATGCTTGGTCAAACTTCCTTCGGTAGAACAGCTTATGACGTACTAATTGGTAACCTTTTAAAGGGACCTTTGGCAAGTAGTTTTCCTAAGAATACCGCCACAGCCACGAATATGACCGCTTCCATTACTGGTACCGAAGCAGAAGAATTAGCAAAGCGCATCCTGTCTAAGTACTTAACAGCCACAGATAAAGTATTGTACAAGACATCGACGTATGTTGATCAGACACGTAAAATACTTGTGCAGCTAGACTCTGCTATTGGTGATAAAACTGCAGCACAAATGCCCACGGATATAAAGGTGCTCAGTGACAGTAGCTATGCTAAACTAGTTGATATTGCCTCGGCAATTGGTAAAAATGTCGATGGTAAGACTATCCAAATAACTGCTGATGGCTTTAAAGAAATGCTGAAGGTAGCTCCTGACTATGCTCTTCAGATTGCTGCACAGGCT